CATTAGCTGTGTTGTAGGTGTTGGCCCTGTCAGCTAAGACAGTGTAAATTTGCCCGAAAACCCTGGCCTTTGAGCGACCCGTCATACCGGCAATGAGATCTGTCAACTGACTAACGTCAACAGAACCATGCCCATACGCAGCCGCACACTCAGCGATATTCATCCCACTAGGTGCAGCACAACTGTCCACCAAAGGGTCCAAAAGCAGAACAAGACCAGTAATTGCAGTAGCAGCCCTTCCCATAGGAGTTGTTTCAAGTGAAACTGAGGCACCGACTATATCAGTGACAACAGTAGTGTCCCAAGGCCTAAAGATATCTGGTCTAAGAGCCGAAACGTAGTGATTGGTAGAAGCATTGTGAAGACCGACCAGTTCCCAACCTGCTATTGTATGCCAAAAATATGGAAGACCGCAATAACCAGGAGCAGTATTAGCTCCAATTTTCCCCGTTTCAGTCATGTTAGCAACAAACCAGGGAGCTGCCTGACTGTCGGCATTGTAGAGATAAACAGGAATAACATCCATTGGTAGGTTCTGCATGGTTGCAAACGGTATTAAGGCACAAACGGGCAAACCTGTGACGGCAAATTCCCACATCTCAGCACCATCTACATAGTTACTGATATTAGTAAAATTGACATTGATCGCCTGTGAGGAGTACATGTCAGGGTAGACCTTACAGATACTTTTACCGTCGTTGATCTGAACCTGAAGTTCCTGGTGTCGCCTTGCGTATGCAGCCTCGGAGATTGGATTTTCCAAAAAGACGTGCCTAGGCACCCAAAGTTTCCCTGGATTAGCCTGGAACCCGTGTAGTTTAAGGGTACCAGTACTAATTGTGAAGCAACGGTTTTTGAGGTCTGGAAATAGAACGTTGCCGCCGGCTGGAAGATTCAAACTAGTAGGTGATACTATTGTGACCTTTTCTGTAACGTACTGCTGCCTAGCCTTATTGTGAACCTCGACAGACATGATCGCATTGACGCGGTTCATCAAGTTTTGCATATACTTGTCACCGCCACCTTCAAGGTTTGCCACAATTTTATAGGCAGCAGAAGGATCATATTTGTAAATACCCTGTGCGTTGAGATTGTAAGATCTGTTGGCAATGGAGAGCATCATGAGGTAGAAAGCAGCCCGACGTTTCTCCGTCTCACTATACCTGCCATTAAGGATTTCCCTGAGTTTACCGGCATCATTGATAGTGTAACCGGCGGACACCAGAGCAGCTGTAGCCCCGGCATGGTTGTAACCTGCAGGTTTTTCCCAAATGGGTATAAGAAACGGAAGGTTATGGAGGTTGAGAGCAAGGGCCATCCAGGAAAGAGCTTCATATATAACAGAATTTCTAAAGAGGACCCATATGATGGCAACCAAGTAAAAAAGGTTGAAAGCCACAGACATCAAACCGGTGGAGATGTAGTAATTATTGAAGAATGCAAAACTAGCAGCAACACACCAATATGTTGACACGGTCGGATGAGCGTACATAACCACCAAAATATAAATTGTTTCCCTAATCACTATCAAAATAACCAGTGATCGAACGGTTAGGTAGTATACGCACAAGAATGGCACTATCGTGGTGAAGAGCCAACCCAAAGCAATGGTGGGAAAGACATACGCTGTAACAGGTTCTCTGGATGTTCGAAAACCAACAAGAACTGAGAAAGCCGCTGACAGAAGAGTGACGACGACTGCCTGCAAGACTGCCTTTGTTTTACTCATGAGTACGTTCTCAGCAGGTGTCAACGTGCCGAACGTCTTGGTCATGTAGTATGAGACTGTGTC